GAATCTTAAATACCTTTTCCTCATCCTTGCCGTAATCCTTTTACGGACAAACGTCTTATCGCGTTTGAATACATATCCAACGAAGTCGAGTGGACGTTTGTCTATATTGAACACCTGCCAATTCTCTTTGATTGTTAAACTTTCGTTTTCTAAGAATTTCTCAATGAGCATTTTGTCTTTTCGTAATTTCTTTTTGTTGCTTCCAAAAATGACCATGTCATCCATATATCTTACGTAATAAGTTGCTCCTAAATTTTGTTTAATGTAATGATCTAAATCTTGTAAATAGAAATTTGCAAACCATTGTGATGTGTAGTTGCCAATAGGTATTCCCAGATGATGACTATCGATAATGATATCTAATAACCACAATACATCTGGGTCTTTGATTACACGCCTGAATTTCGATTTTAACGTTTCTTTGTTGATGTTTGGATAATACTTCTTAATATCAATTTTAAGTGCGTACCGTGTATTTGCTTGGTCTGTACGTATCCATTTCTCAGTTGCCTTCTTTGCGTATATCGTGCCACGACTTGGAATCGAAGCACAATTCCATTTATACATACCGCGTACAACTTGCGGTTTGATGATGTTCATTAAACACCAATGAATCACTTGATCAGGAAAGAACTTTGGTTTATAAATAATTCGCTCTTTCTTACTCGCTCCGTCTATTAGGACTGATTCCCAATATGGATTAGGGATATACGTTTTATTTTTAAGGATGTCATGTACAAGGTCAATTGCTTTGTCTATGTTTTCAAAAACTTTCATGACTCCGCGCTTATGTCTTTTGCCTTGACTTGCTGACAAGATAGCCTGTCTGATGTTATCTTTTTCGTATATTTTGTGATAGATGTTTCCTACTCTTTTCATAAGTAACCTTTCTGTGGCAATAATAGTGTTTCGAGTACCCTACTAAACTATTCCCTTAATAGCCATTTTTTACCAAGTGGTAAGGATTGTGCAGTGCTTGACCATAGAAAGCCGAGCACCAATATTGAAGTTCGTATTACCGAGATCGTTGTTCAGATTCCAATAGAACAGACCAGCATTAGAACTGTTATTCCAATTACCGCCGACGAACTCAAACGAACACACGAAAACTGCACCGCACAACCCCTTAAAACCTTATATTCTCATTGGGGGAAGACCCCCATTGAAACCCCCTTAAGGGCGATACGAAAGCCGAGCACCAATAAAGAAGTTCGTATGACCGAGACCGCTGTACAGATACCAATAGAACAGACCAACATCAGAACCGTCAGCCCAAGCACCGCCGACGAATACCGTTCTATCCCCAGAGTTTTGATAATAATAATCTCTAAAGAATAGACCGCTACTTGCTTGAACACTAATTGGAATCTTCGCATATGGATAATTTGCGTCATAACCTAATTCTTGCGCGTAGTTGTTTGTGTCGGCATTAAGATATCCAAGCGGTAAGTAAGGCTCTGCATATACGCCAGCAACAGACGCTGTGTCGTTATAGTCTTTTGGATTCTCTGTGACGTATCCACGCCAATTCGAAATCTTAACCCCGTCTATATTCTTCCAGATGTTGCCAAATGGATTTTCTAAACCACGCCATACAATCGAATGTTTCCCGTCGTTTAATGCGTGTGACCCGCTTACTTTAACGCTGTCGGTCATACCTGTTTTCCATGCTCTGGAAGCCACGACATTACCGATTGCAATGTTAACTGCTGTACCGTCAAACGTGATTGTTGTTTCTCCTGCATTAGGTGTGTCAACATCTATTTGAGTAACAATTCTGTCTTTCGCAACTGAGTCATTGCTGTTTGACGTCCCAATAGAAACTGTTTGACCCAAGACAAAGTTAGCGCCTGTTGCATTTGATACTACAATAGCGTTAACCCCTGTACCTTCTGCAATAGCCGTATGTGACGTACTGTATGCCATTGACGTTGCACCTGAAAATACACCTTGAGAATGTTTTGTAGCAAACTCAATCATGAACGGGATTTGAACTAAATCTACATATTCTGCTAAGTCAGTAATTTGATACTTAGAGTTTACGCCTAATCCGTCTAATGCTCTTGCTGCAATTCTAAAATTATTTCTCGAATAACTAACTTTAGGGATTTGACCTGTGAGTGAACGTAATTTGTTGTTTCCGTCTAAGAATGCTTCATAAGCACCTATGTATGTATAATCACGTTCGCTGCCGTCTTGCTTTCTAAATGGTAACGGTAATCTGTATCCTTCGTCTAATTTGGTTTCACACATCCATAGATAGTGATAATCTATACCACCTTCTTTGACCCATTCTTCCTTGATGTAATACTTTCTTACCTTAACAAAAGTGTTAGATACATCATTGGCACTTAAATCTGTCGCAATGATTGATTCTCTTGTTCTTTGGAAGATTGGAATAAAGTCGAATGAGTTCTCTGCTAATGCGCCGTCGATAGCTACGTTTGCAACTAATCCTGTAGCAGCGCCTACTGTTTTGACTCCATTGAGTCGTGTGACTCTTTCAAGTTCACTTGCGGATTGTCCGACAACTTCACGAACACCATACTCGGTTATTCGTTTAATGTAGTTTGATACATTAGGGTCGTTATCCACGTTTTTGATGTATATAACATCATTTAATACATGAGTTACATTGACTCCCATTTTTTATACCTCTGCTTTCGTCATAGTTTTTATACGTCCTTCGACGTCTTTTGTATAAGTTGTTTCATATGATTTACCGTCCGCATATGTTTCGGTTATCTTTTGGATGTTGCCGTTTTGATCGTATGCTAGGTATGTGCTAACGTTGTCACTAACTACTGATGTTAATTTTCCGTTTACAAATGACATTTGTGTTGTGCCAACTTGTCTAACTTCATTTAGTAAACTATAGTCCATTTTAATGCCGATGAATTCAGCTGTAGCCGTTCCGCTTGAGATTGTGAAAGTGTAATTCGTAGCGTCTTTTGTAATGGTTGATATGACCGTTGGCGTTGTGTTGATGATTTCTGTTATTGCTTCGCCTGTTGCCACTTTGTTTGGAGCAAACATCTTACTTGTGACTTGGCCGTCCGTCTTTACCTGAACCAATATAAAGTCATAATCATTTAAAACTGAAACTGCAATTGTTTGTCCACTATTCAACGTGCCAAGCGATGTATCTTTCCACCCGTAGATTGCTTTTAATTGATTCATGATAGCGTCTACTTCTGGTTTTGTGTAGATATTCGTTAAGATAGCGTCTAACTGTGCCTTAGAATATAGGTCGGATATTTTTGTAATGAGTAAATCATCAATCAAGCTCTTTCCTGTTTCTTTATCAACTTTAGTAGCAAGCACTAAATCTAAATCTGTTCTTGAGTATAGATCATCTAATTTTGTAAAGAATTCTTTAGTCATCAATCCGTCAGATGTAGCGCTTGCTAATCCAATGATGAACTGACCGTAGTTATTCCATTCAGAACCGTTGAAGTACCATTCGTTCTTATCGATGTCGACTAAAACGTCCCCAATCACAGGATTTCTACTTAATAGTTCAACGATCCTTGCGTTAAGTTGCGCGTCTGTAGGTTCACTAACGTTGATAGTCCCACGATATACATATGCGCCCACAAGCGCAGAAATCATATTTCTAATATCTTCATGCGCTGAACCACTATTGTTGTGATTAGACACTGCAGCAGCTATTGCAGCAGCTTGAAGTGTTGACACGGGTTTGTTGATATCTGATGTATTATCTGCATTACCTAAACCAACTTGTGCCTTTGTGACTTGGTGTGGGTTGTCAGTTCTTCCAACGTGTGCGTCGTGTGCGTCTTGTAGTGTTTTAAGCCATTGTGAGTTGACCCATGAGCCGTCGGCCATTCTAACCAAGATATCATTTGCGGCACCATTTGTTACATTGACTTTGGATAGTTGATCGATAGTTGGATAATATCTAGGACTTACAAATATTGAACCGTTTGATCCATGAACACGTCCGACAATACCAACTCTGACAATGTAATTATTTCCAGAAGGCCTAACATTTGTTAAGTTCCCATATCCGAGCCATACATTTTGTCCTGTCTGCCATGTAGCGTAGTCTGTCTTAATTCCATTGACTAGCCCGTACAAACAACCGAATCCGTCAGCGCCCGCTCCGATGTTTTCGGTCGTTAGCCCAATCGTTTTCTCTGATATTTCTTCTTCTGTGTTATCTCCAGCACCAATAAGCATATGATTGCTTCCACTGATACCACTTATTACATAAAATGGAGAGCCGTTATTCATTGCAAACCCTAAATCATTTCTGACTTTAATAAGTGTTTCTTGGCCATGTTGGATAACAACCGTTGCGCTTAAACGAGTTTCTAAGCATTTAAGCTCGTCATTCCACCTTGTTTCGCCTATTCCTAGCGTTTCCGCTGGGTCGTTGGTATCTAAGGCTATCTTTTTTA